TTTATAATTTGGCTTTAATTAAATTAGTTATTATATTTACCCAAAATAAGTTATAATACATGGAAAACAAACGAAGAAAAATCCACGAAGAATTAGAAGTGGTACAAGAAGGTTTTGCTAATGGAGTTGCACCTGGTTTCCCACTTAACAAGGATCAAAAACAAGAAATGATAGATGAAGCTACTGAAGCTTATGGTAAGTTTTTAGATGCTTTAAAATGTGATTGGAGAAATGATCCAAATTCAATGGAAACTCCTCGTCGAGTATCTAAAGCATATGTAAATGATTTATGGGCTGGTCGTTATACAGCAATGTCTCCTATTACTTCATTTCCTTCAGATGGTTATGATGGAGTAGTTATTGAAAGAAATATCCCATTAACATCTATGTGTTCACACCACCATCAAACAATTGGAGGAGTTGTTCATATTGGTTATATTGCAGGTGAAGATGGTCAAGTAATTGGTTTATCTAAACTTAATAGAATTGTAGAATTATTTGGTCGTAGAGGTGCTATTCAAGAACAATTAACATCAGCAATACACAATGCCGTATCTAAAATTACAGAAGGCAATTTAGGTGTAATTGTTACTATTGTAGGTACTCATAACTGTGTTTCTTGTAGAGGTGTTAAACATCAAGGAGCAGCAATGGTTACTACTAAAGCATCAGGTGCTTTTAGAGAAGATACAAATAATGCTCGTAAAGAGTTTTTTGATAGTTTAAAAATTAATAACGGTGGACATAACATTTAATTATGAGTAATTTTAAAGATGAAATAGCATTAGAACTAATTAAGGGATTAGGTACCCTTAGTTCACTTAGAGATAGAGATCAACTAAGTATGACCCCTGAATCAGAATGGGCTGATTTAATGGCTGATAAAATTGTAGCTAAGTTTAAGGGGGAGTATGTCCCATTTGTGAGTGAAGTAGAAGAATTTAATGCCACAATGGGAAAACCTAATAATTATGAACCTAATATACCTGAAAACAAAGCTGAATGGATGTTTGTTTATGACTTCATTCTCGAAGAACTTGAAGAGTACAAAGCTGCCTGTGAAGCAGGTGATATTGTTGAGGTACTTGATGCTTTATGTGACATTGCCTACGTCTCGATTGGCAACGGAGCTATGCTTCATGGTCTTAAGAATAAATTATGGGATGCGTATCAAGAAGTCCAAGGGAGTAATATGTCAAAGGCTTGCAATAACGAAAAGGAGGCACAAGAGACGGTGGAAAGACGTTCCAAAGAACAAAATGAATCTTGTCACTACGAGAAGGTTGGAAAGTATTATATTGTCTATAGATCCCGGGATAAAAAGGTAATGAAAAGTATTAATTATTATAGACCAGATTTAAAAAAGTTTTTTATTGAATCGGATAAACAAGCATTTTTCAAACATTTTAATCACCACCCCTCAGCTGCAAAATTCACCAAATGAGTTATAAAAAGTGTTATCAAGGCAAAAAATTAGGGCCTAATCATTATGAAATGCACTTATGGGAAGATGACGGAAAACATCAAGTTGTTGGTTATAAAGATAAAGCTTATGTTGAATGTAGTAAAGATCAAGCTACACATAGAGGGTTAAAAGGTGAATTTGTTAAACCTATAATAGACTGGAAATTCTCTAAAAACCCAGAATATTCATCTGATAATACTTTAGGTTTACATTTTCAAGATATGCCCCCATATCAAAAATTTCTTATTGACAGATATGGGATTAACGATGAACCTTCTACTACACATAAAGAAATATTTTTTGATATAGAGTGTGAAATGGGAGGAGCTCTTACCGAAGAATATATTGAATCAGCTCCAAAACCCATTACGTCTATTGCTTGGTATGATAAACAAGCAGATAAGTGGGGTATCTTAATTTTAGATAAGAAAAAACAACTTAGCCATACTAAAGCTAAGAATAAAGAAATTATACCTTGTTCTACTGAATTAGAATTACTAAAATCTTTTGTTAAACGTTTTAAGGAATTAGACCCTGATATTTTAATTGGTTGGAATAGTGATTACTTTGATATTCCTTACTTATACTATAGAATTTATTCAGTTGTAAGCAAACGGGCAGCTAATAGTTTATCTCCTTTAGGTATAGTAAAAGCTAAAAGAGATAGTAAATATTGGTGGAAAAAAGATCAATATGTTGATATTATAGGTGTTGAATCTCTTGATTATATGAGATTGCATAAGAAATTTAGTTTTAGAGATGAACCCTCATTTAAGTTAGATGATATTGGAGAAAAATATACAGGTTTAAATAAAATTGAATATGATGGTAATTTAGATAAATTATTTGAAGATGACATTTATAAATTTATTCAATATAATTTCCGTGATGTTGAGATTTTAAAGCTTTTAGATGAAAAGCTAGAATATTTAGCTTTAACTAAAAATCTATCTCATAAAGGAAAGCATAATTATAGTGAAGTTTATGCTAACACTAGAACTCAAGATGGAGCTATATCAGCTTATTTATTAAGTCAAGGAGTTGCTCCTCCTGCAAAAGATGTTAATCCAATCCATAAAAAAAATTATGCTGGTGGTTATTTATTTTGCCCTACAGCAGGCATTTTTAATTATATGTTTGATGAAGATTTAACTTCACTATACCCATCTATTATTATGTCTTTGAACATTGGGAAAGAAACTTTAGTAGGTCGAATTATGATATCTCCTGAAAAAGTAGTAGTTGAAGGTAAAGAAATATTTAATTGTAGATATGCTTTAAATGATCTAAAACAAATGGATCAAGATGAAGAATTAACAATTCAAAACCCACAACGTAGAACAATTGAAATGAAAATTTCTGAAATTGTTAAATTAATTGAAAGTAATAATCTAGCTGTTTCTGCTAATGGTGTAATGTATAGAACCGATTCTGATTCAGTACTTAAAACTATTCTTTCAAAATGGTTTGATGAAAGAGTTATATATAAAAATAAAATGAAAGAAGCCTACACAGCTGGTAATAAAGCTTTAGGTGAACAAATGCACTTAAAACAACATACAATGAAAATTTTATTGAATAGTTTGTATGGTGCTACCGCTCTTGGCAGTTTTAGATATGGTAATGTAATTTTAAGTGAATCTATCACCTTAACAGGTCAAAGAATCATTCAAGAATCAGCATTATTTGCCAATACACATATGAATCAAGTAATGGAAGGAAAAATACAATTATGATTACAAAACAAGCAATTAGAAAAGGAGTTGAAGTTCAATGTAACGGAAAAACTTTAACCAAAGAAGAAATAGTTTCTAAAGGAGAAAATTGGAGTGAACACTCAGAAAATTTCTTTAGAAAAATGCTTAAACAAGGAGGTAAATTTAGCCTTAAAGGAGATCAATTTATTATATCAACTCCTGATTTACTTTTAAATAATAAAGGTGAAGTTGAATCTGTATTTAAAGAAGACGAAGACTAAATATGATCACTTCAGTTAAAATAAAAGATAAAATAATTTTTGGAGAATCCACTCCATTTATTCTAATTTCAGGACCTTGTGTTATTGAAAATGCTGAGCATACTTTTTTTATGGCAGAACAAATAAAAAAAATTACAGATAAATTAAACATTCCTTTTATTTTTAAAGCATCTTTTGATAAAGCAAACAGGACAAAATTAGAAAATTATCGAGGGGTACCAATTGAAGAAGCAATCAAAATTTTTAGTAAAATTCGTAATGAATTAAATATCCCAGTTACTACTGATATTCACGAACCTTGGCAGGCTGATGCTTTAAAAAATTGTATTGATTTAATCCAAATCCCTGCGTTTTTATGTAGGCAAACTGATTTATTAGTTGCAGCAGCTAAAACAGGGTTACCTGTTAATATAAAAAAAGCTCAATTTGTAAATGGTGTTGATATGGAACGAGCTGTTAATAAAGTTGTAATGTCCGATAACAATAATGTTATTTTAACTGAACGTGGAAACACTTTTGGATATGGAGATTATATAGTAGATATGAGGAATTTACTTATTATGAAAAACTATGCCCCCGTTATATTTGATGCAACCCATTCAGTTCAAAAAGGATGTTCTGGGGGTAGTAGTGGTTCAAATAAACATTTTGTAGAACCCTTAGCAAAAGCAGCAGCTGCAATTGGTATAGATGGATTATTTTTAGAAGTCCACAACAACCCAGATAATGCCTTGTCAGATGGTACAAGTAGTATTACATTAAATAATCTAGAAAATGTTTTAAATAATATTTGTAAAGTTATTAATTAAAAATTATGAATATATATGTTGATATAGATGAAACTATTTGTTTTTATGAAAATAGGGAATATATAAATCCCGATTATTCAACTGCAATCCCTCACTATGAAAATATAGAAAAAATAAATAAGCTATATAGTGAAGGACATACAATTACTTACTGGACTGCTAGAGGAGGTACAACAGGTATTGATTGGTACGATATAACTAAATCTCAACTTCAAGAATGGGAATGTAAACATCATGATCTAATGGTAGGAAATAAACCACCATATGATTTATTAATTTGTGATAAAACCAAAAGAATAGAAGAAATATGAAAATCTTTTTAGACACATTAGATCTAAATCAAATTAAAAAATACTCAAATATGGGTATTTTATCAGGAGTGACTACAAATCCTACTTTAGCAAAAAGACATGGAATGTTAGATGACATTGATATGGTTAAAAAAATAAGAGAAGTTATGCCTGTTGGAGAAATCCATGTTGAGGCCTGGGGTAAATCTAAAGATGAGATATTAAATAATATCACACGACTTAAAACCCAATCAAACGACTCAAATTTAGTTTTTAAAATTCCATTTTCCCCTGATGGGGTGGAAGCTTGTAATATAGCTATTTTAAATGGGGATAAAACAAATATGCATCTTATATTTTCTCATAACCAAGCTATTTTATGTGCTAATGTAAATTCAACTTACATATGTCCTTTAGTAGGTAGACTTGATGATACGGGTCATGATGCATTATTGTTTATATCTGAACTTACAAAAGTAATAATTAATACTAATATTATGGTATCGAGTGTTAGACATCCTATGCATGTAGTTAAAGCATTAAAAGCAGGAGCTGATGTTATAACAGTTCCTTTAAAAGTTTTAGAACAAATGTTCGAACACCCCTTAACTACAACTGGTATTGAATTATTTGAAAAAGATATACAATCAATGTAATGAGACATTTAGAAAGTACTCCTTGGTTTATATGTAATAAAGAAGATACAAATTATTGTGTGTATGTAGATACAGATTCTAATTATTATAATGCTGAACCTATGCTTAGACATCTTTATCCTAATTTTGATGATATGCCAGAGGAAAAAAGAGATGAAGCTCTTGAAAAAATTGCACTTAAATACCAAGATTTAATTACAAAATCTTATGATGTATTAGCTTTAGAAGCTTTTAATATTAAAAACCATAGATTTGATATGAAAACTGAGTGTATGATTCGTGCTGGTTATTTTAGATATACTCGTAGATATGCACAATGGATTACTAAAAAAGAAGGTGTTCCAACTGATGATTTAGATATTAAAGGATTAGAGTTTATGAAAGCTAATTTTCCAAAAATATTTAGTGATTTCTTTAAAGATATTTTACAAAAAGTTATTAAAGGTACTCCTCAAAAAGAAATTGATGAAATGTTAAAAGCATTTAGATCCAAAGTATTAGCAGATGATATGGATCTTACTGTATTAGGTAATCCTACTCGTGTAAAAACTTTAGATAAATATCTAGCATCAACACCTCGTCCTGGAGAAATGTTTTCTATAATAGCTCAAGGTGCTCCTGCTCCTGTAAAAGCAGCAATTAAGTATAATGATTTACTTACTTTTTGGAAGTTAGATAAACAACATTCTAAAATTACTCAAGGTGATAAAATTAAATGGATATATTTAAAAGATAACCCATACAGAATAGATGCCTTAGCATTTTTAGATTTTGATATGCCAGATAAGATCCGTACATTGTTAGCACAATATGCAGATAAAAATAAATCATTTGAAACAATTTTGGAAAGTAAATTAGCTGGGTTTTATAATGATTTAGGTTGGGATTTAAATATGAATCCTTATAGAAATATGTTTTTTAATTTTTAGTTATGATAAATAAGAACGAATTACAATCAACGATTGGTAAATACCATCTAAACGGATTAATTGAATCTGTTAAATGGACTATCGCAGATAACGCATTAACTGTTGATTTCCAATCCCCATATAAAGATATGATTGGACGCGTTTATCACGCATCATTCCCGTTAAAAGACGCAGAAGTTGCGATATATGATACATCAAAATTAAATAAATTATTAGGGATTACTAGTGGTGAAGTATTCATTAATTTAACTAAACCTGACCAGGCTAAGATTTATGATAAACTAATTATTTCAGACTCTACATATACCCTTAATTATACTCTTAGTGAGTTACTTTTAATTCAAAAAGTAGGTACAGTAGATGATCCTGATAATTATAAAATTGTTACACAATTAGATGGTGATAGTATTAGTGCTCTAATTAAAGCACATAATGCACTTGAAAGTGATAATGTAATTGTTTCAATTGATAGAGATTTAGATGGTCAAGATGTTTTAGTTATGTCTTTTGGTGATGATTTAAAACACACTAATAAAATTGACTACCAAATGCCTTTTACTACTTTAACAGATATCAAATATGGAACTCGAATTCCATTTGATTCTAAAATGATTAAAAATATATTGAATAATAATAAAGATGCTACCGAAGCTACTATGAAAATCAGTTCAGAAGGTTTAATGAAATTTGAATTTAAAGGAGAGAATTGGAATAGTTTTTATTATGTTGTGCGGAAAGCAAATATTTAATATACGTATACACGAATATAAAATTGCGGAGCTAGGGCACGCTTGTTATGTTCACAATTAAATTAACCGAGAGCTCCGGCCTCACAAATAAAATGATATGAGTACATTATTCGATGAACGCACACCGTTCGATTTATTATTTCGTAATCTGTTCAAAGCAGATTCAGGATTTCAACCTACAACGTTTGAAACCAAACAACCTCACCCACTAGATATTTATTATGACGATGAAGGGCTTCATTTTGAAGTTGCCTGTACTGGTCTAACTAAAAAAGATATTCAACTTGAAATTGATGGAGATCTTTTACAAATTATCTATGAAAAACCAAGTGAAGAAGAAGATTTTAGCAATTATGTCTATAAAGGATTAGCTAAAAGATCTTTTAATTTAGGCTATAAAGTAGCAGCTAAATTTGAACTTGAAAAATTAGAAGCAGAAATGAAAGATGGTTTACTCCATTTATTTATCCCAACTGCTGAATCTAAAAAACCAAAGTCAATTAAAATAAAATAAAAGTTTTGTAAAAAAGCGTGTCCTAGCGCGATTTTATTCGTATATTTACGGTATAATAATAAATAAACAGTTATGGCTAAACCTAGCAAATCAAATTTAAGATTTATCAAAGATCCACAATTAAATCCTTATTACATTCAATTGGATGAATATTGTTACATTGCCCAAAAATCCACATTTTCAGATGCTGGGCATGAATATCAAAATACTATTGGTCATTATACTTCTTTAGGACTCTGTCTTGAAGCAATTGCTCGTGATGACGCTAAATCTAAAAGTTATAACTCACTAAAAGAGTTTGTAGAACGCTTTGAAGCTAAATGTCGTGAAATTAAAAATCTAATTAAACTATAATAAACTATGAAAATTGAAGCATTATACAATGCCATCATTGTAAAACCTGTAGACGTAGAAGAAACTCGTTACGGTAACATTGTTGTACCTGATTTAGGTAATGACACAAATAAAACAGCTGAAGTAGTAGGTGTAGGCCCAGGTCACACTATCTTTGGAGGTAGTTTTTTAGCAACCCAACTTACAGAAGGAGATATTGTAGTTCTTCCTACTATGGGATTTACTAAATTCGAATATGAAGGTCAAGAATATTGGATTGGTAAAGAAAATGAAGTTTTAGCAAAAATAAATAAATAAATAAAAATGAGTAAAATAATCGAATTTGGTCCTGATGCACGTAAACAACTAGTCACAGGTATTGATAAGTTAGCAGATGCTGTAGTTGCAACTTTAGGTCCTAATGGACGTAATGTAGTTATTTCAAACGGAGGCATACCTCAATCTACTAAAGATGGAGTTACAGTTGCTAAAAGCATTTCTTTAAGTGACAATGTAGAAGAAGCAGGAGCTTCAATGGTAAAACAAGCAGCTATAAAAACTGCAGATGTTGCTGGTGATGGTACTACTACAGCAACTTTATTAGCTCGTGAAATGGTAAAAGCAGGTTTATCTCATCTTAATAATGGAGATAATGCTGTTGAAATTAAGCGTGGGATTGATAAAGCTGTTAAAGAAGTAGTAGAAGAATTACGTACTAAAACTTCACAAGACATTACAGAAGAAACTCAATTAGAGCAAGTAGCTACTATATCTGCTAATAATGATGTAGAAATAGGTAAACTTATAGCTACTTCAATGAATAAAGTAGGTCGTGAAGGAGTTGTTACAATTGAAGAATCTAAATCAGGAGAAACTTATCTAGAAACAGTTGAAGGAATTCAATTCCAACGTGGTTTTAAATCTCCATATTTTGTAACTAATAATTCTACAATGTCAGCTGTATTAGATAAATCTTATATTCTAATTGCTGATGAACGTTTTACTAATGTAAAAGATCTACTTCCTATATTAGAAGCTGTATCTGGAACTGGTCGTCCTCTTCTTATCATTGCTGAAGATATTGATAATGAAGCACTCGCAACTCTTGTTGTAAATAAGATGCGTGGAACATTAGCAGTGTGTGCTGTTAAAGCTCCTGATTTTGGAGATCGTCGTACACTCATTCTTGAAGATATAGCTACTTTAACTGGTGGTGAGGTATATTCAAAAGAAAAAGGTATGAAGCTTGAAAAATTCTCATGGGATTGGTTTGGTGAGTCACGTACAGTTACTGTAACTAAAGAACAAACTACAATTGTAGATGGAAAAGGAGAAGCAGAACAAATTGAAGCACGTATTAAAGCATTACAACAACAAATTGAACAAGCAACAACACCTTTTGAAGTTGAAAAGCTTCAAGAAAGGCTCTCGAAATTTGTTGGAGGAGTAGCAATAATCCATGTTGGTGGAAATACTGAAACTGAAATGAGAGAAAAGAAAGATCGTGTAGACGATGCTCTTAATGCAACAAAAGCAGCAATTGAAGAAGGTATTGTTGCTGGTGGAGGTGCAGCTTTAATTTATGCTCGTGAAGCTATTACTAGAGATAATGTTGGTGCTCAACTTGTATATAAAGCTTGTGGTCGCCCATTTGAACAAATTTTAACTAATGCTGGTTATGATTTATCATCTGCTAAAATCCTTAGTTTAGAAGTTGCTAAAAGTATAATTACTGGACCTTGGCATGGTTACAATTTAAAAACTGAAATAGTTGAAAATTTAAGAGATGCTGGAATTATTGATCCAACAAAAGTAACTCGTACTGCAATTGAAAGTGCAGCTTCAGTAGCTGGAACTATTCTATTAACTGAATGTGTTGTAGTTGATGATCCTGATTCAAAAGATGAAGCAGATCCTATGGCTGGAATGATGAATGGTATGAACGGTATGATGTAATGAAGGAACAACAAGAATTCCTAGAATTAATAGCAACAAGAGTTCCCCCTGGTGATCGTTGGTCACTAGAGGGGGACCAAGTTGTCCATAAATCTATTACAGAAGCTTTAGAAGCGTGGTTCGCAAAAACTGGTGAAAAGGCTCAATTTAGACTTGCTCCTTTAGAAGGAAAACTTTATGTTATACGTACTGAAGAGGTAGAAGTTAAAGTTGAACCTCCTAAGAAATTTAACATATACGGAGATTATTAAATGAACTGGTCCTACATCCCAGAAGATAAAGATGGTGCCTTAGTAACCTATGCTACAACAGTTCCTATAGAAGGAAAATGTACTTGGCAAGCTGATACTTTAGATTATCTTTTATCTTTTTATAATAAAAATACATTTCGTAGATGTATTGATGCTGGAGCTAATTATGGGTTTTTATCTGTAGGATTTTCTAAATATTTTAAAAATGTAGAAGCATTTGAACTTTCTTCTAATATTAGACATCATTTAGATATTAATGTAAAAAATATTCCTAATATTAGAGTCCACCAAAAAGGACTTTATGATACTACCACATCAGTTAATTTTGAACTTAGAGAACAATCAGGTGCTAGTGGTATTATAGGACATGGGGGGGTAACTGAACAAGTTACTACTTTAGATTCTTTTAATTATAATGATGTAGACTTATTAAAAATTGATGTAGAAGGTGCTGAGGAACATTTAATAAGAGGAGCTGAAAAAACTATAAAAAAATGTCTACCTATTATTTGCTGTGAAATTCATTGTGGTAGGGATATAGGATCTTTTAAAAGAAGACAATATATCTTTAAATTTTTAGATAGTTTAGGGTATAAGTTAGTGGATGTTAGACATGCTGATTTATTATTTATTGCTTAATTTGGAAATATAAATATAAATTCGTATATTTACACTATGGTAAAAAATGATCATACATTATTAGTTGAAAAATATCGTTCAAAAACATTAGATAGTTATGTTGGAAATGAGCATATTAAAAGAACTATCAACCAATATATTTCCCAAAATGATATTCAAAACCTTATTTTCTATGGCCCCGCTGGTACAGGTAAAACGACTTTGGCTAAACTTATTGTTAATAACCTTAATTGTGATCACCTTTACATCAACGCAAGTGATGAAAGGGGTATCGAAACTATTAGAGATAAAGTATCCGGGTTTGCTAGTAGTGCTTCATTTAAACCACTCAAAGTGGTTATCTTGGACGAGGCAGATTTTCTTACGATACAGGCACAAGCTTCACTTCGAAATGTAATCGAAACATTTTCTCGCAGTACACGTTTTATTATGACTTGTAATTACGTTGAGCGGATAATTGATCCACTTCAATCACGTTGTCAAGTACTTAAAATCATCCCACCTAGTAAAGGTGATGTTGCTAAACATATTGCTTGGATTTTAGAAGAGGAAAATACTAGTTTTGAACTACAAAATATAAAAACAATTACTAATCAATTCTATCCAGATTTACGTAAATGTCTTAATACTGTTCAACTATCTACTCAAGATAATAAATTAGTAATAGATAAATCAGTATTAGTGTCATCAAATTATATGACATCAATATTAAAAGAATTAAGTAATGCTAAACCTAAATGGCGTGAAATACGTCAGATTATTGCTAACGCAAATGTTAGCGATTTTGAAGAGCTTTATCGTTATCTTTATGATAACGCTCATGTATATGCAAGTGATCGTGAAGGGATGGTTGCAATCTATATTAACGAATATAGTTACCAATCCAACTTCCGTATTGATAAAGAAATCAACTGTATGGCACTCATACAGAAGTTAATTGAATTAAAATAACATGAATTACCAAACTTTAGTTTTTGGAGATAGACATTTTAAATTAATTCGCACTTTACCAGAAACACCTAAATTTGCAAAGGGTATTTCTGATCTTAAACTACTCTGGCATTGTGATACAGTTTTAAAAAAAAATGGAATGCTTTATTTTTGTAGAGCAATAGAAAATATAGAATATGAAGAACTTTCTTAAATTTACTATTATTTGGATTAGCCAAAATTTAGCCGTACCTTTTTGGATGGTTGGTCATATTCATTTAATGACTACAATTTATGAAGACATACATGAGATTTTAGCCAGCTTAGGTATGAATATAATAGTGTTAATTGGCTTTATTTTAGATTATAAACAAAACAAAAATTAAAATGGCAAAACAACCTCAAATGAATGTTGATTTAAACAACACCGAATCTGTAGAACACAAGAATGGTAAGATTTGGACTCAGGGATTTATTATTAGAAAAGTTTCAAAATTTGTAGCTGGAACAGATGAAGATGCTATGATGCCAATTCCTATCTTTTATGATTCTGTTAGCGGAGAAATTTTACAAGCAACCCTACCAAAAGAATTAAGAGATGACCAACCCGAAAAACCTCTTCGAGTGGTTGACTGAGATAACAGTTAACAAAACTCCTACCACAGAAATTTCGGAAGAATCATGGGATAAATTTAATTCTTACATGATACATAGATACGTATCGATGGATATAAATTACATAGATATTGTAAATTATGTTCAAAAGATTAACCCACAAAGTAAGAAACAAATTTATTCCATCTATAGAGAAATGATTCCAAAGAAAAAAGTCTGGTTAAAGTACATTAAAAACGAAGAGAAAAAAAATTATCAAGAATTAGCTGAATACATTGCTGATTATTATGAATGCTCCTTAGGTGAAGCTGATCATTATATTGATATTTTAGGTATTAGTGTTAAAAGTATCCTTTGGGAATTAGGAGTTGAAGATGAAGAAATTGATAAATTGGTAAAAAAAGCACAATTATGAGCACATTAAGAGACATGCTTTATACATCAGCTCATGCCGATAGAGCTAAAGCACTTTTAACCTTAGATCTGTTAGAGAATCACCAATCAGGTATTGGTGACCATTCAACAGATGATTTTTATAAAAATGCTGAAGAAGCTCTTGCTATGTTAGTAGAAGCTGATGATCGTTTAGAAGCAATTGAAAAATATCTAAATAATAAACAAGTTATTTAATGGATATTAATGGTTTTGATTGGGGGTGGATGGATGAACCCACAGATGTTTACCACATCTCAAATATAAATGGGGACCATATCCCTATGGGGGTATATCATAAAAATAGTATGATTGAAGAAATCTTTAATAAAAGGATATATGAAAAAGTATTCCAAGTAGAAGATGGCGATACTGTAGTTGACGTGGGAGCTAGTGTAGGTCCTTTTACTTATTCTATTTTAAATAAAAACCCAAAACAAGTATTTTGTATTGAACCTAGTAATAGGGAATTTGAAACTCTAACTAAAAACTTATCATACTCTAATGTTACTCTAGTTAATAAAGGTATATCTACTATGAATTCTATAGTTAAGTCTGGTATGTTGTTTGGGGGTGAATCTGAGATGGAAGGGATTACGTTTAAATCCTTTCTAAAGGAAAACAATATTGATGTTATTGATTTCATGAAAACTGATTGTGAAGGGGGAGAATACGATATTTTTACTATAGAAAATTTTATCCTACTGAAAGATACACTCAGAAAAGTAGTAGGAGAATGGCACCTTAATACTCCGGAACTAAAACAAAAATTTAGAGTATTCAGGGATGTTTTTCTTAGACTATTCCCCAACCATGAAATTTATTCGGTAGATGGGGCTAACATTAAATGGGATTTATGGAATGAACATTTTATTGAATATTATAACGAAATAATAATTTATATAGATAATAGATAATGATGAAATCAAGTGAAATACTTAAAGAAGAATATCCTCATATTTACGATGGTTATATGGTTATCGTGGAAGAGCAGTTGGAGTTATTTAGCAAAAAGCACCTTGACTATGGTATGTCTAATATTAGTGCTGGCACTTTACTTGCTACTGAAGAAGAAAGGTCTTTCGCTCTTACAGGATTATGGTATAGAATAAGTGACAAAATTAGTAGATGGAAAAATCTATTAATTACAAACCAAGTTGTAAACAATGAACCATTAACTGATACATACCAAGACATAGTTAATTATGGTATAATTGCTCAATTAGTTGAGCGTGGTTTATGGAAAAAATAAACTGTGAAAGACTTAATTTGCATAACAGCACATTGTCCTAACGCTGAAAAAAGAAAAATATTACTTGATTTAGTTTTAGGGTTACAACCCATCAGAGATGATTTTGATATCATGGTTGTAAGTCATACTCCTATTACTTTTGATGTCCAAGAGAAGGTAGATTGGGCGATTTATGATAAGGATAATGAATTATTAACTGAATGGAAATATCAAAATTCCCCTTGGTTTCACCCTGAAAATAAACATATTCAATCTATATTTTTTGGTGCTGGAAACACTTATCTCCCAGTACATAAACAATTAATTACTGGGTATTCTTTAGCTAAAACTTTTGGTTATGAAAAAATTCATATAACTGAATATGATGCTCATTATAAGGATTTTACTGAATTTTATGATAATTCTAAGGTTTTAGATGATTATGATGCTATACTATACAAAAAACCTGATGGTTATGGGGAAATTAATATTGAATGGGGGTTAGGATGTTTTCATGCTGCTAAAATTTCTTCTTTAGATAAAAGAGCATTTAATTATACTAGTGATTCTATAAAGGAAGAATTAGAAAATGCTTCAATTAAAACTACTGAAAAAAGAACTGAAGATATATATACAGCAAATAATAATAAAGTTTTATTTAAAGACTATAAACTTCTTACTCAAAATGGTAATCAAATAAGATTAGTTAATTTTCATGCTTTGGATCTAGATATGCAATGGGCTGTTCCTGTTTACGATCTAAAAATTAATCAAATTGTATTTGTTGGGTGGAATGAGTCATCAGATAAACCTTGTAATGTAACTGTTATTATTAATAATTCCCGAGTTTTAAATTTCCCAAATCTTAAAAAATTACGTTGGTTTATAGAACCTCTTGGATCCCCAGAAGAAATATCAGATATTACTATTCTAATAAATAACAAATTAAAACGACATATCCATCTCCATCCAGATAATATAGAAGAGTTTAAATATTATAACTTTATTAAAGATGACTAAAAAAATAGATTTATTTAAAGTTTTTATGGCACCCACAGCTGCTGAAGAAGTATCTAAAGTATTAAATAGTGGTTACATTGGTCAAGGACCTAAAGTTGATGAGTTCGAAAATCAACTAAAAAACCATTTTAATCATGATTATATTCAAACTGTAAATGCAGGAACATCTGCATTACATTTAGCTCTTCATTTATTAAAAAAACCCTCTATAAACAACCAAAATTATGATGGGATAGCTTATTGGGACTCAAAATGGCCAGGATTAAACCCAGATGATGAAGTTTTAGCTACTGCTATGACTTGTACTGCTTCAAATTGGCCTATTCTAGCAAATGGTTTAAAAATTAAATGGGTAGATATTGATCCAAAAACATTAAATATGGATCTTGATGATTTAGCTCGTAAAATTACTGCTAAAACTAAAGTTATTATATTAGTTCATTGGGGAGGTTATCCTATTGACTTAGATCAAGTAAAAGCTATACAGGATAAAGCATCCCAGATGCATGGTTTTAGACCTGCTGTAATTGAAGATGGTGCCCATTCATTTGGTTCAAGTTATAAAGGTAAGCCTATTGGAACTCATGGTAATTTAACTATGTTTTCATTACAAGCCATTAAACATATTACTTCAATTGATGGTGGTTTATTATTTTCCCCTCATAAAAAATTACATGATAGGGGTAAATTAGCACGTTGGTATGGAATAGATCGTGATGGAGATAGAAAAGATTTTCGTTGTGAAGCCGATATTGAAGAATGGGGATTTAAATTTCATATGAATGATGTTTGTGCTACTGTTGGAATTGAAAACTTTAAGCATTTAGACGAAATTGTTTCTAAACATAAAGCAAATGCTGCTTATTATGATAAAGAACTACAAAACACTACAGGTGTAACTCTTTTAGAACGTAAACCAGGACATGATTCAGCATTTTGGATTTATTCCATGTTAGTAGAAAACCGTCCTGGTTTTTACAAGTGGATGGATAAATGTAATATTACAGTATCTCAAGTCCATGAAAGAAATGATAAACATACTTGTGTAGCAGAGTACCGTTCCCATCTTCCTTCATTAGATAAAACTATAGGTAATATAGTATCAATCCCAGTTGGTTGGTGGGTAAGTCAAAAAGAAAGAGAATATATAGTAGATTGTATTAAAAAAGGGTGGTAAAATGATTGAAATTACTCAAGCTACATATGGAGGAAGAATTCATTATACTGCTAAACAAGAGGTAAACACACCACTTCAAGTAATTCTTAAAGATAAAAATTTAAAAGGAGAGATTTATATAATGTCTCATAATAATTTATCTTTTACTGACTATTCATTTTCAATATCTTCAACAGTTTTACCTTTTTTAAAATCTCCTTATTTAGAAATTACCATAGATCACAAAACCACAATTTATCCTTTTAATTTTGATAAAGGACCCTTAAATAATTTTTCTATAATATCAAATTCGTGTTTAGGCTGGAGGGCTTATGAAAAATTTAATTCTTCTTATAATTCTCCTACTATTGGTAATTTAATTTTAGATGATTTAGAATATTTAGGGTTTTGTGAACATAATGAAACTTATTTAAATGCTGAAATGGTGTTTGGAGAAAGCAAAGGTAATATAAATTTTAAAAATAGTTGTGGAAATATTAGAGTTATTAATGATGAAGCTGATATACCTGATAATTATCCTATTAGTCATCATTTAAATTTAGAAATTCATTGGATACATACTCATCCAAGATCTAAACTTACTTTTAAAGATAATATCTATCATTATGTAGAATTTAAAGATCAAATAATTCCCTTATCAACATTTAAAGAAAAATGGATTAGAAGAGTAAATAGAGTTAAATCAACAGAAAAAATATTTATTTGGTCCTCTTCTGAGTTATTTAATGCTCATGGTAATTGGGAAAGAAAACAAATTATTGATAGATTTAAATCACTCCCAGATAGAAGTATTTTTCTTACTGAACGAAAAGAAGAAGCATTTGAAGATGATTTACATATAGTTAAATATATTCCTGAATGGGAAGGAAATTCCCAATATGAAAGAGATTCATCAGGGGGGATGTTATGGAATGATCAATTAGCTAATGCACAAATTATTCATGATATAATTATTTCAAAATTTATATGATATATCTAAAATCCTTAACTGAAAGTGATTTACCATTTCTATTAGAAATAAGAAATGATGATTCTACTAGATGTAACTTAGAAAATAATTCTAAATTTACTTTAAAAGAATCTTTAGAATGGTTTAGAGAAACTCAACCAAAATGGTATATTATTGAAGTAAATAGATTTTCTGTAGGTTATATTAGAACAAATGGGGATGAAGTAGGATGTGATATTCACCCAAATTTTAGAAGACGTGGTTATGCTAAAATGGCTTATGAAACTTATCTTGAAGATAAGGACTATGCTTCACTATGGGTTTTTGAAGATAATTTTGCAAAAGAATTCTATGAAAAACTAGGTTTTTATACTACTTGGAAAAGTAAAATAATTAGAGAAAGAAAATATGTAAAAATGGAATGGATATCAACTGAATCAATGACTTATGGATAATAAAGTTTGTTTTGTTACTAGTTTTTGGTTAGGAGAAAGACGTATGGAATCCCCCATATACAAAGAAGATAGATTATATTTTTTAAAAAAACAAATTGAGCTTCTTCAAACTAAAAAACATAATTTATCAAAAATTATATTTAATTTCAATATAATCCCAGAACATTATTCTTATATATCTAAAATAATTTCTTTAACTCCAAAACAAATCCAAGGTACAGAAGTAGAAATTAATATTAGAGAAAATATAGGTATTAGTTATGGGGCTTGGTCTGATTGTTTTTCTAAGTATAAAAGTGATTATGATTATTATGTTTTTAATGAAGATGATTATTTCTTTGTTCAAGATAATTGGGATGCTTACTTAGTTGATAAGCATAATTCATATAATGATTGTGGTTATCTTTGTATGTTTGTTAGAGAACCCCACGATTGGAATAATTACAGAAAAATTGCTGGAAGTAGTGTAGGTATTGCTTCAAGTGAAACTTTAATGAAAATTTACTCTAAATATGGAAAACTTCCTAGCTTAGATAAAAAAGTAGATCATGCTTTAGAAGAATATAAAGTAGGCCAAGATATACAAAATCAGTTTGGGTTTGCATTTTTAGAAATAGGTTTAAATTTATATGATGTAAGAGATGATTATGCTATTTTATTTGAAAAAGGATCACCTTTAGATCCAAATTGTAATCAATGGAAAATGTTTGATTGGAACCCTGAATACCTATCTGTATGTAGTATTTATTTCACTAATTTTTTTGGATGGTTTATTTCTCATGATTTAGAGTTTTTACAACACCATCAAATAACAACCTATAAAGAAGCTATGTACTATTATAATAATAAATTAACTTATTTTAAAGATAAGTATGAAGGAGATAGTACTAGAATTGAATGGATAAAAAGAGAAATAAATGTCTAATTTATTTGGTTACCATAAAAATCTTTCGTATATTTACGGGTTAAATAATTAAACTTGGCTAAGAAAAAGAAATTACCACAAATAGTAAGGGAAATACAAAATAATCCTCCTGAACCAGTTAATTTTGCGTTTGAGAAGAATATTTCTTATTCTCAATTATCTATGTATACCCAATGTCCTAAAAAATGGGCATTACAATATAGAGATGGTCATAAGGTACGTGAACAAAGTATCCATATGACATTTGGTACTGCATTACATGAAACTCTTCAAATGTATCTTGATGTGATGTATAATAAAAGTGCTGCTGAAGCTGATCGAATTGATTTAGTTAATGATTTTGAAGAACGTTTACGAAATTGTTATGCTGAAGCTTATAAGACAAATAGTAAAGAACATTTTTCTACTCCTGATCAACTTAGAGAATTTTTTGATGATGGGATTGCTATTATAGAATATATTAAAAAAAATAGAGGTAAATACTTTTCTAAGAGGGGATGGTCATTAGTAGGTTGTGAAGTGCCTATTGTATTAGCACCTAATCCGCGTTTATCACGCGTTAAATACATGGGTTATTTAGATGTCGTGTTGTACCATGAAGATACAGATAAATTCGTTATAATCGATATAAAAACTTCAACTAAAGGTTGGGGTCCTAGAGAAAGAAAAGATAAATCTAAACAATATCAATTAGTTTTATACAAAAAATTCTTTGCTCAACAGTACAATATTCCTGTTAGTAACATTGATATTGAGTTTTTTATTGTAAGACGTAAATTGTGGGAATCTCAAGATTTTGCTATTAAAAGAGTCCAACAATTCAGACCCCCTTCAGGAAAAACTTCAATAAATAGAGCAACTGAAAGTCTAAATCAATTTTTAGATAATTGTTTCACCCAAGAAGGCTATAATCAAAAACCAATGCCTTACAAAATAAATAATAACTGCAAATGGTGTCCTTATTACAAAACTCACTTATGTAGTGCGACTTTTGAAGGATAATTATATACGTATATCAAAATAAATTAAATAATGTTATGGCTACTAATACAGAAAAAACACTAACTAGTGTTAAAATTAAAAAAGATCTATTCGAATCGTTTAAAATCGAATGTGTAAGAAGAAAATTTTCATTCCAAAAACTTGCTGACCGAGCTATTTATTTGTATCTTACAGATGAAGATTTTAGAAAACAACTTACAAACCACAACGATTTAGAACTTTAACAAATGAAAGAAGGTTATTTACCAAAAGATCAACGGAAAAATATTTTGTTGATTACTGATGATATTCGCCTACCATCAGGTGTAGGACATATAGGAAAAGAAATTGTAATCCAAACAGCACACCATTATAATTGGGTGAATTTAGGATCAGCTATTAACCATCCAGATGTAGGTAAAAAGTTTGATTTAAGTCAAGAAACTAATAAAGAAATAGGAATTGAAGATTCTTCATGTTTTATAATCCCATTTAATGGGTATGGTAATCCCGATGTTTTAAGACATATAATCAAAGAAGAAAAAATAGATGCTGTTTTTATTATTACAGATCCACGCTATTTTGATTGGTTGTTTTCAATTGAGAATGAAGTTCGTAAAAAAACTCCTATTATTTACTTAAATATTTGGGATGATTTACCTGCACCAATGTATAATAAAGCATTTTATGAGTCTTGTGATGCATTATTAGGAATTTCAAAACAAACAGTTAATATCAATAAAATGGTATTAGGGGAAAAAGCAAAAAATAAAATTATTGATTATGTTCCCCATGGTTTAAATCCTAAGATGTTCTTCCCTTTAGATAAAACATCCGAAGAATTTATCAAGTTTAAAAAAGATGCAACTAGAAACAAAGAAAAAGATTTTATCTTATTTTTTAACTCAAGAAACATTCGTCGTAAATCAATCCCGGATGCTTTGCTAGCCTGGAAATATTTTCTTGATACTTTACCTAAAGAAAAAGCAGATAAATGTTTATTTATTCTTCATACTGAACTTATTAGTGAACATGGAACAGATTTACAAGCTGTTCATAATTATATTTTTGGAGAAGATAACAGTACTGTAATATTTTCTACCCAAAAACTATCAACCCAACAAATGAATCAGTTCTATAATCTAGCAGATGCTCAGATTTTATTATCATCAGCTGAAGGTTGGGGATTATCGTTAACAGAAGCTTTATTAACTGGAACCCCAATTATTGCTAATGTTACTGGTGGGATGCAAGATCAAATGAGATTTGAAGATGAAACCGGAGAATGGTATACACCTAACCCTGAAGTACCTTCTAATCACAGAAAAACATATACCAAATGTGGTAAATGGGCATTTCCAGTATTTCCATCAAATTTATCATTAGTAGGGTCTCCCCAAACTCCATATATTTGGGATGATAGATGTAATCCTGAAGATGCTGTAACTCATATTACTTCATTATATAATATGACTCGCGAAGAAAGAGAAAAACTAGGAAAAGAAGGTTATGATTGGGCTCATAGTGAAGAAGCTGGATTTACTTCTCCTCAAATGGCTGAAAAAGTTATAAAAAGTGTTGATAAATTATTTAATAGTTGGAAACCTCGTCCGAATTATGAATTAATTAATGCAAATGAAATAAAAGAAAATAGAGTACCACATAAATTGTTATATTAAATTAAAGAAGTAATATTGAGAATGAAAAAACCACTATTCGTTATATCATCACCTTTTGACACTTATTCGGGCTACGGAGCTCGTAGCCGTGATCTATTAAAATCAATTATTAAAAGTAATAAGTACGATGTTAAATTACTTTCCCAAAGGTGGGGTACTACCCCTTTTGGATTTTGTGAAGATCACTCACAATGGAAATTTTTATTTGATCACGTTGCACCTGCAGAATGGCATCAAGGAAAAATGCCTAAACCTGATATTTGGGCTCAAATTACAGTACCTAATGAATTCCAATCTGTTGGAAGATTCAATATAGGTTTTACTGCTGGTATGGAAACAACAGGAGTAGATCCTACTTGGATTGAAGGTATGGAGAGAATGGATTTAAATTTTGTATCTTCAGAACATTCTAAAAAAGTATTCTTAGATTCTCAATTTGATAAAGTTCATGAAACTACAAAACAAAAAGTAGGTGTAGTTAAAATTTCTAAACCACTTGAAGTATTATTTGAAGGTGCCGATTTAGATATTTATGGTCCTTTAACAGATAAAGAAATCCCTCAAGATCTTCCTTTAATTAATGATTTAAGTCAAATACCTGAATCATATGCTTACCTTTCAGTAGGACATTGGATGCAAGGTAATATGGGTGAAGATAGAAAAAATATAGGATTATTAGTTAAAGCCTTCTATGAAACCTTCAAAAATAAAAAGAACAAACCTGCTTTAATTTTAAAAACTTCAAGTGCTGGGGCTTCTTATATAGATAGGGATCAAATCCTTAAAAAAATAACCCAATTAAAAAAATCAGTTGCATCTAAAAATCTTCCTAACATATATTTGTTACATGGTGAACTTTCAGATGTTGAAATGAATTTACTTTATAATCACCCTAAAGTAAAAACTATGGTTAGTTTAACTAAAGGGGAAGGTTTTGGACGTCCTCTACTTGAATTTAGTTTAAGTAAAAAACCAATTATAGTAAGTGGATATAGTGGTCATATGGATTTTTTAAATCCTGAATTTAATGTTATGTTAAAAGGAACATTAACTAATGTCCATAAAAGTGCAGCTGTACCTAATATGATTCTTGAAGAAACTAAATGGTTTTCTCCTTCACATCCTGAAGTTGGTAAAGCATTTGTTGATACGTTTGAAAATTATAAAAAATATCAAGAATTAGGCAAACGTCAAGCTCATTTAAGTAAAACTGAATTTAGTTGGGATAAAATGCATGCTAAATTTGATGAATTATTAAGTAAATATCTTGATAAATTACCTAAAGAAGTTCCTTTAAATATGCCTAAGATGAACTTACCAAAATTAAAATTACCTAAAAAGAAATAACTATGAACTATGATGAAATAATAGATTGTCCTAAATCAGGAGGTGATTTATGTTATAAAACAGAAATTAACGATAAGATTACAAATTATTTAAGTTTATCTTGTGGGTTTTGGACTAATAGTCTAATGAAAAGAGATTCTAAATTCTTTGAAGAACAAACAGTTACACTCCCAGAATTATATAAGGATATTTCTTGGGAAGACCCAGAAACTGGGTTAATTTGGGTACCTAATACTATTAATATAGTAGATAAAGGTATGGTATTTGCTGATGGTCCAAATGGAGAAAATTGGAGATGGGCAGCTGTAAAAGCTACTTTAATGGATAAAGAAGAATCAGAGAAATTTAAAGCTAAAGGTAAAGACTTTAAATGGAAAATGGATATGAAAACTATCAAACATTTTGAAGAAAATGATTTCATAGAAGCTATGGACCATATTGGAGTATTTGAACAATCATGAAAATTTCTTTAGCAATTACAGTTTGTAATGAATTAGACGAAATTCAAAAACTACTTCCTTTTTTAATTGATAATAAAAGAAAAGAAGATGAAATTGTAATACTATATGATTCTAAAAATGGATCCAAAACAGTAGAAGATTATTTAAGAGCTCAATCAGTAGGTACATATTCTGATTTTGTTTGGCATTCTTATAAGTTTGATGGGCATTTTGCTAATATGAAAAACCACCTTACAAGTTTATGTAATGGTGATTATATCTACCAAATTGATGCTGATGAAATAGTAAATGAATATATTTTATTAGCTTTACCTCAACTCCTAAAAGCTAATAATATAGATGTACTTAGAGTCCCCAGAATCAACACAGTTTCAGGTTTAACTCAAGAACATATTAATAAATGGGGTTGGATGGTTAATAATAAGGGTTGGGTAAATTTTCCGGATTATCAATGGAGAATATACAGAAATAACGCAAAAATAAAATGGGTAAACAAAGTACATGAAGTGTTAACTGGATATGAAACTCACGCGGATTTACCACCAATTCAAGAATGGTGTTTATTGCATCCTAAAGATATAAAACGACAAGAAAAACAAAACTCGTATTACGAGACACTATAATGAAGTTAAAAGACTATTATCAGATGTATCTTACATTACATCAGAATAAAAATTGCATCAGATTACATTTTATAGGTCAGTGGATTACTTTAATTAGTACCTTTTTAATATTTTACTATTGGTTATGGTATTTAATTCCAATAATCCCCTTTATAATTTATCCATTTGCTTGGACTGGTCATTACTTATTTGAAAAAAACGAACCAGCAGCATTTAAAGATCCAGTTAAAGCAAAACTTTCAGATTGGATGATGTTTTGGGATATATTAAGAGGTAAAATTAACATATTATGAGAATACTAGTTACAGGAGGAGCTGGTTTTATTGGGACTAATTTAATAAAAAGATTATTAGAAGAAGGACATAAAGTTCATTCTTTAGATGATTATTCTACTGGTAGCAAAAAAAATCACCAAAGAGGATGTAAATACATTGTAGGTAAAGTTGAAGAGAAAAGATCTCAATCAAATTTACATCAAAATTATGATTTAATTTATCATCTTGCTGGGTTATCTAGAATACAACCCTCATTCAATAACCCTACAGCTACATTTTTAGCTAATACAGTAGGTACACAAGAAATGTGTGAATTTACAAGAACCACTAATGCAAAATTAGTATATGCTGGTTCTTCATCAAAACACCACAACCCATATCAATCTCCTTATGCAACATACAAATATCTTGGTGAAGAAGTTTGTAAAATGTATAGAAAAACATATGGGATTGACATTGAAATAGTAAGATTTTATAATGTTTATGGTCCTAAAGAAGTAATTGATGGTGATTGGGCTGCAGTAATTGGCATTTGGAGAAGGCAAGTAAGAGATAATCAACCTATTACAATTGTAGGTGATGGAGAACAACGAAGAGATTTTACTCATGTAGACGATATTATAGATGGTTTATGGAGAGTAGGAATGAAATCAATTAAACATGAAGATGCTTGGGAATTAGGTACAGGTTGCAATTATTCTCTTAATGAGGTATATCAAATGTTTAAAGACAAATTTAACACTACTTGTACTTATCTCCCAGACCAATCAGGTAACTACAGAAAAACACTTAGAGAAAATAGTGATGCTATTGAAAGATTAAATTGGCAACCCCAAGACAGATTATTAAATTACATTAACAATTTAGAAAAGTTATGAGAGATATAATTGAAAAAAGAAGAAAACCAATGAAAAAAGTTGGAGTATTAGGTAATGGATTTGTAGGTGAATCACAAGCATTTGCTTTTGGTCCTACAGCTGAAGTTAAAATATTTGATGTTGATCCTTTGAAAAGCATGAATACTTTAGATGAAGTACATGATTGTGATTTTATTTTTGTTTGCGTACCTACACCAATGAAAAAAGATGGTTCACAAGATAGTTATTATATTGAAAATGTTTTTAATCATGCTAAAAAAGGACCTATTTATATAATTAAATCTACAGTTTTACCTGGTACAACAGTAAAATTGCAAGAGCAATATCCACATCTTAATATTGTTTTTTGTCCTGAGTTTTTAACTCAAAGAACTGCTAAATTAGATACTATGACTCAAGCACGTATTATTTTAGGTGGTGATCCAAAGATAACTGATCAAGTTGAAAAATTATTTGCAGACCGTTTTATGAATCGTCACTATATTCATACAGATGCAACTACTGCAGAATTAGTTAAGTATATGAATAATACATTTTTTGCTACTAAAGTATCTATTCTAAATGAATTTAAACGTATAAGTGATGCTTTAGGCACTAATTGGGAGGATGCTTTATATGGATTTGTATGTGATGGTAGAGTAGGTGATAGTCATCTCCATGTTCCAGGACCTGATGGTAAATTAGGATATGGTGGTGTTTGTTTCCCGAAAGATGTAAATGCTTTAATTACTCTTGGTAGAGAATTAGGTACTCCAATGAATACTTTAGAAGCAGGTTGGAAAACTAATCTTGAAGTTAGACCTGAACGCGATTGGGAAAAGATGAAAGGTAAAGCTGTAAGTGAGTAATGAGTAATTTTATACATGAAACTGCTATTATAGATAAAGAAGTTACTATAGGTAATAATACTAAAGTTTGGGCTTTTTCACATATAAGTAAAGGAGCTAAAATAGGTAATAATTGTGTTATTGGAGAAGGAGTTCATGTAGGAATAGGAGTAATTATAGGTGATAATTGTAAAATCCAAAATCATAGTTTATTATATGAGGGTGTAACTTTAGAAGATAATGTATTTTTAGGACCTAATACTATAACAACTAATGACATTTACCCTAAAGCTAAAGGAGAATGGACTAGAGAAAACTTTAAAACTACTTTATTTAAAGAGGGTTGTGCAATTGGAGCTAATTCAACTATACTTTGTGGTACTACTATAGGTAAGAATGTTTTAATAGGAGCAGGTTCTGTAGTTACTAAATCAATACCTTCAAATAAAATTGCTTATGGTAATCCAGCTCAAATAAAAAAAGATAACAAATGAAAATAAGTTTTTTAGCGGATATAGATTATGCTAATGTTCTTACTGAATATGCCCACTTATTAAATGAATCACCAGATATAGAATGTAAATCTATATGTTTAAAAAAACATATATTTGATTATGATCTACAGCATGACTATGATTTATTAAGTTGTAACCCAACTCAAATTAAAAAAGCTGTTGATTATATTAAAAATAGTGATTACATAATTTTTGGAGAGGAAAATGGTCATTTAGGAACTACTTATTGGATGTTAGATCAATTTAAAACATTAACTGGTTTAGATATTATTGAGTTAGATTCTAAGATAATAATTTGGCATGCTGGTTCTAATTATAGAAACAATGCAAGTTACTATAATTCTCATCCTCAAAAACATAAATTGCATAAATCTTTATATGGGATAGATTTATTTAGATTATCAAATAAAGAAAAAAATGATGCCCCCATTCATATTTATCAAAACTTTAATTTTAATTATGATAAATTTATTTCGGAGTTTGAAGTTAAATTAAATAAAAGACCTTGGACTATATTACATATACCTTCAAATGTTAATACTAAAGGTACTCAACAAATTACTGAATCTATAGAAGCTTTAGATTTAGACCCTAATGAATTTGAATATAAAGTTCTTCAAAATTTAACACATCCTCAAGTTATTGAAGAAAAGAAAAAATCAATATTTTATATAGATCAATTTAATTCTAATATAGGAGGATATGGAGTATCTACTTTAGAAAGTGTAATTACTGGTAATCTTACTTTTAGTACAGTAAATAACATAAATGATTCAATTTTATATTTAACTGGAAAAAATGAAGCACCTTTAGTTTCCCTTGGAGCTACACAACAAGAGTTGTATCATGACCTAGTAACACATATAAAAGTTATGACCCCAGAATTGCTTTTAGAATATATGATGGGTATAGGACAGTGGATGGAAGAATTTTATTCTCCAAAAGCTATAACAAGTCAATTTATAAATACAATATGTTAAGACTTATAAAACCTTATATTCGCTACAGAGATGTTAGACGACAATTTAGAGAAGTATTTAGAACTGGAATGTTTACTAAGGGGAAGTATGTAGATCAATTTAAAAATGATTTAAGAGAGTATTTAAAATGTAGTAATGTTTCTCTTACAACATCAGCTACAACATCACTAGCTTTATGTTTAGAAGTACTAAAGATAAAACCAGATGATGAAGTTATCGTTTCAGACTTTTCTTTTCCTGCTACAGCTAATGTAGTTGAAAATATTGGGGCAGTTCCAATTTTTGCAGATGTAGATTTAAAAACTTACAATATGTTACCTGAAGATTTAGAGAAAAAAATATCTTCTAAAACAAAAGCTGTTATATTTGTAGATGCTTTGGGTAATCCCTCAAAAATCCATGAAATTAGTGCTATCTGTAAAAAACATAACATCCCCCTTATTGAAGATGCTGCTTGTGCTTTAGGTAGTAGTGAATATGGAGTAAAAAATGGAAACATAGCAGATTTAACTTGTTTTAGTTTTCACCCACGTAAATTACTTACAACAGGTGAAGGTGGAGCTGTTACTACTAATGATCCTTCATATGCTGATGAAATTGAAACTAAACTTAATCATGGAGCTATTTTTAAAGAAGGTAAATTTCAATTTATCACTTCGGGATTTAATTATAGAATGACTGAAATGCAAGCTATAATGGGTATTGAAGGTTTAAAAAAATTAGATAAAAATATTGAAATTAGAAATATCATTAAATCTAAATACATAAAGGCTTTATCCGAACTTGGTTTTATTCCACAATGGAAACACAATAATTCATTCCATAACGTACAATCTGTTATATTTACAGTCCCTCCAGGTATAAATCGTGATAAACTAATTCATCATTTAAAAACTAAAGGTATAGAATCTACTTTAGGTACTTATTGTTTAAGTAATACATCTTATTATAAATCAAAATATAATGATGTACAACCTAATTCTAAATTTTTAGAAGAAAATACCATAACTTTACCTTGCTATAGAGGAGTTAATACTAGAAAAATAATCAAAACTATTTCTAAATATGTCTTTGCTGAAACTTATTCTTAAAAAATTTTATAATAAACTTTATCATGATAAAAAAATAAACCATAATAGGAGTTTATCTTTAGGAGATTATATAAATGATAGATGGGAACGAGCTAAAAAAGAAGGATTTGGTGAAGGTACTTCTGTATATGATAATGTATTAATTTTAGGTGACGTAAAAGTAGGAAAACATTGTTGGATAGGTCCTAATGTTGTATTAGATGGAAGTGGTGGTTTAGAAATAGGAGATTATGTTCATGTTTCAGCTGGCGCCCAAATTTATACTCATCATACAGTAAAATTTGCTACTTCATTAGGTAAAAAACCAATTCAAACAAAACCAACAAAAATTGGTAATGGAGTTTATATAGGTCCTAATAGTATAATACAAATGGGTTGTACTATAGGTAATAAAGTAATAATCGGAGCTCTAACATTTGTTAATAAAAACATTAGACCAGGTGTTAAATATATTAATAAAAGAAAATGAAAAATAGACCTAAAATAAAAAATAGTACAATCTTAGTTACAGGTGGAGCTGGGTTTATAGGTAGTCATTTAGTTGATAGATTACTTACAGAACAAGCAAAACAGGTAATTGTAGTAGATAATATGTTTCTTGGAGATGAAGATAATTTAAAAGATGCTTTTAAAAAAGGAGTTATTCTTTATAAGGATGATTGTGAAATCTATACTTCTTTGGAATATATATTTGATAAACACGACATTGATATAGTTTTTAATTGTGCTACAAAACCAATTAATTATACATTTATGAATCCTTCTAATGGGTTTCATTGTAATACAAATATTATTGTTAATCTTTTAGAATTGCAACGTAAAAATCAATTCAAAACATTAGTCCATTTCTCTACCTCAGAAGTATTTGGAAGTGCTGTTTATGAACCTATGGATGAAGATCATCCTTTAAATCCAAAAACAACATATGCTGCTGGAAAAGTAGGTGCTGACAAGGCATTAGAATCTTGGGTAGATAGTTTTGATTTAGATGCTTTTATAGTTAGACCATTTAATAATTATGGTCCTAGACAAAATGCAAAACCACCCTTGGCTGCTGTAATTCCCGTTACTATGTTTAACCTAATTAATAACAACCCTCCAGAAATTTGGGGAGATGGATTACAAAGTAGAGATTTTATTTATGTAGATGATACTGTAGATGCTATTATAAAGGTTTATGATAAATTAGCCCCTAAAGAATCAGTAAATATATCTACAGATGGTCAAATTACTATTAAAGAAGTTGTAGAAGATATTTGTACTATTATGCAAGGAATGGGTTATAATATAAATGATATAATTTACAAACCAGCTAGAAAAGCTGATGTAGAATGTCATATAGCTAGTAACGAAAAAATTAAATCACTTATTAATTATCAACTTACCGACTTTACACATGGTTTAGGAGAAACTATTAGTTGGTACCTAAAAAAATTAAAGTAATGCCTGTAGTAATTAGAAATATTTTTGAAGATTATGTTAAAGATCGCTTTGACTTAGAAGACTGTATTGCAGTTAATAATGGAAGTAGTGCTATAATAGCGGCTTTATGGTCTATGGATTTAAAATCTGATGATGAAGTTATAACAACTCCATTTACATTCATTTCTACTGTAACGTCTATTATTGTAGCAGGTGCAAAACCTGTATTTGTAGATATTAATGAAGAAGATTATTTAATTAATGCTGATTTAATTGAAGCAGCTATTACATCTAAAACAAAAGCTATTATGCCTGTTCATTTATATGGGCAAGTATGTGAAATGGATAAAATTAACCAAATTGCTAAAAAACATAATTTAGTAGTAATTGAAGATACATCACAATCATTTGGAGCAGAACAAAATGGTAAACTAGCAGGAATGCTTTCAGATGTAGGTACTTTTTCATTCCAAAAAACAAAAAATATAAATACTTTTGAAGGTGGGATGATTTGTGTCCCTAAAAATTCTAAATTAGATGCTTCTAAAATTAGAGCAATTTGTAACCAAGGTCAAACTAGTAAATATTATCATGAATACTTAGGTTTTAATTTTAGATTAGCAGAACCTCTTTGTTTAATGGCTTATAGTCAAATGAAACTTCATATGACAGGAATTAAATCAGAACTAGGACTTAGAGGTCCTAAAGATGGTCATTATCCTTATGTAGTTTATGATCAACCAGCAATTAAAAGACTAGGAATAACTGGAGATTGTCCTATAGCAGAAGCTAAAGCAAAATTTATTAATGAAAATTATTTTAAAAGCAAAAAAGTATGAACCAAAAAAATAATTTAATGGAAGATATTCTAGCTGTTAATACAGTAATAGAAGAAGTTTGGAATTATCATCCATCAAATCCTAATAAATTAGATATTGAAGAAGAATATGATAAACTTTTAGAAATAAAATCTGATCTTCAAAAAGAATTAGTTGAATTAGAAAACTCACAAGCAGATGAAGTATAAAGTAGGAATTGTTGGTTGTGGGGGCATTTTTCCTAGACATATAGAAGCAATAGAAGCTAATGAAGAATTTGAATTAACATCAGTTTGTGATATACAACCTACATTAGCTAAAAGTTTAGGTAAAAGATATAATGTATCAGCTTATACTGATTATCAAAAAATGATTAAAAATGAGGATGTTAACTTTATTGTTATTGCAACCCCAAATGTTTTACACAAAGAACAGGCAGAATTTTCTTTATCTAATAAATGTGATGTATTAATTGAA